CTTCATTGCCACATATGCATTAGCATAGTTACCCTTACCCCAGTCTTCACCAAGTGAGTGTTTAGGTAAAGTATTTTGGTCAAGCATGATTACAGTACCAAGTTCATCTACTAAGATATCTGCAATTTGATTATTTACAATGTTGTATCCAATCTGGTATGGTTTCATTAAGTCAATGAGAGCAGTAGACTTAGTATTTCTATCTGAGAATACGGAACCTTCTACTGGTAGTTTACAACCATACAATGAGTTATCACCTTTAAACTGGAACTTAAGTGGACCAATATGGTTATTCTGTATACCAATATAAATTGGGGAGAATCCACCAGGATTATTCATACCCCAGAATGAAGGTAAGTTTGGACCAATCTTAATACCACCCCAAACTTCATTTACCCAGATCCAGTCAATATGTTCTCCAAAGATTACATTATCTCTTGTCTTATTCTTAAAGAGTCTTGTATCATATACTGGTTTGTCAATTACTTTATAAGCTTCAGTAACAATTTCAGTTAATACTTCTCCTGTATCAGTTACTTTAGTTAGGTGTCCAACTTTTCTCTGAGACTTCCAATAACCTGTTGTTACTCTAAGTAAGAATGCTGTACCTTGATCAAAGTAGTCTTCTCCTTGTGATAAGATCTGGTTTATAATATCACCTGACTGAAGTACCGAACCTGCTACAGCAGAAGTATATTGTCTATATGCAAGTGATGGCATATTGGTATTCCAGTCATGAGTTTTGGTAGCATCATAGAATGCACCATCATTCTGTAGTCCACCAATATTATAACCTGCAGATCTAATAGGATAAATTGCTTCAAGTGCCTCAAGTTGTTCTTCTGTCATGATATATCCATACTTATCAATAACATCAGATACAGTGAGCATGTCAATCTTACCTACCCAGTTACCTTGAGAAATATATCTTGCATCTGGAGATTTGTGATAAAATACAACAGCAGGATTCCAAAGTTCTACTTCATAATCATCTTCCATCATATGGAAATGCCAGAACTCTCTATCTGTAATGAGCATATCACGGAAGCCTCTTTCTTCAAGTTCATCCATTCTAAATCTCTCAACATCTACTTTATGCTGGTGAGTTGCCCATTCTTCAACCATTGATCTATAACTCTTTTTAAAGAATTGTTCAATTTCAGGAAGTGTTTTAAGTTTTTCTGGAGCAAGTTCTGCTTGTGCTTCTTCTGATTCTGGATCTAAACCCTGCTCAATAAGAGCAGTAACAATCTTCATCTGAGCATCAGCCATAAGAGCATCTTCTACCATCTGTCTTTTTTGCTCAAGCATCTCATTATATGAATGCTCATCAATAGCTCTATATGTAAGCTTAGTAGATCTCTTAGCAAATTCAGCTACAAGAACATTAACAACATTTGGAATAATGGGATAGAACTTTAGTTCTAGTACTGAGGGATCATCTTTAGTAAGTAGCTCTACAACATCTTTGTACTCATTGTTCTCTTCTATAATATAGTCAGTTCTATCAATGATACCCTTTGCAAGTTTGTAGTTCTTCATTAACTTGCGGGCATTTCTACGGATTTGTTTTAGACCGTTCCATTCTAACCAGTCTAAGTTCCAGGCTGCCCACTCATCGTCCTTCTCTTTCTCAGGTACGAACTGAAGTGGTTGCATAACACTACCAAGTCTGTTTTGCTCAACCTTAGCACCCTTTTTTAATTGTAAAGCATTATATACCTGCATATCTACTATTTAAAGTTTTTAAAAGCTGACTTATTAAAAACTTGCCCATTAATAACTTTAGACCCCTGTCCCATATGACGGAACGGGGTTCTATTTAATTTAAACAAATTATTTGACTTTTGCAAGTTTTTAGAAGCATCATCCATGATAACTCTCTTAGAATAACCTCTGTTAGCTTGCTGTATTCTCATGAATGCAACTAGGGCTGCAAATGAAACAAGTCTATCCACGTTGACACCATCTGCATATTCTTGCATTTCTTTAAGCAACATAGGATCTGGAATACGTTCTATTCCGTACTTAGTCCGTACAATAGTACCATCTGTTTTAGTTTCTACATCTAGTTCTTCTTTACAGTACTCAATAGTATAACTTAACAAGTGTGCTTTAAATAATGTGCCTGTGTTTTTCCAACCATACTCCTGGAATACATTAGCATTTGCACCAAGATCTTTTAAGAACATGATCTGACTCTTAGGTACAAGATACCTCTGTTTCTTTCTGGATATCATGTACTGGATAAATAATGAGATGTTATTCTCAATTACTGTCCAGGCATTGTACCACTCTATAATTAACTCTAGTCTTTGGTGAGTCTTGTTAATATCATCAAATCTACCACACCAAGCAGCTACAATCTTATCTGGTTCTATGTATGTTTCTGTTTCTCCCATAGTAACTTTAGTTACTTCTACAGGAGCTTTCATAATATAAATAGAGCAGAGTGATTCTGATGTTGTAGTCTTACCTTCTGACACGGGGTCAATAGAAGCATAGTACTGACCAAATGTAGGATCTTTAATTGGTCTCTCCCATACTACAAGTGTTCCAGTTTTATCTTCTAGTTTCTTAGATACTGGAAACTCTTTAATAGGTTGCTTATCTGTAGATCTTACAGTGATTTTACCAGTATCATCAGTAAAGATATCTAAGAACTCATAAGCATATTCTTTCTCTTCAATTCTTCTCTGCTGTGCAGCAACCAAGTGAGTAGGAAATAAAGATACAGATCTATGTGCAAATGCTTCTCTAATATTTCTTGGGTGCTGAGATATCCTAAGTTGGTAATCTTCTGGATTAAGTTCTTTCTTCCACTGCTCAAACTGTCTATCTAAAGCTTCTAGAGCTTCAGCTACAAGAGAGTTACCAAAGTCATCAATATAGGGAGGCATTGACCATTGCTCAGGAATAAACAATCCTGACAAACCAGTAGTACCTTTTTCATCAATAAGATCAGTTTCAACTGCATAAATATCTTTTGAAAGTGGATTCAAGATCATGTCTCTTAGTGGTTCACACTGAGACAAGTCACCCACAGATCCGGCTGCAATAAACATACCTGTAGTAACCATACCTGATCTCATGGCTGGACGCATATACTCATATGTCTGATCCATCTTTGGAGCAATACCTGCCTCCTCATGGAAGAAGTATTTTACTGGACCCCCTACACCATTTGTTGGATCTTTCTCAAATGACATACCTTGTATGGTTCCTTTGAGACCAACTTCTGTTTTTCTATCTCCTTTTCTTACCTCAATCTTCTGTTGCCACATCATTACCTTGTCTGGAGACATAGGTCTATACCATGCTGTATGCTCATTTAAGAATGCTGCATATTCTTGTAAGAACTTCCATGAACCTTTCTCATTTATATAATCCTTAAGTGATGCACCAATCTTGAGAGTAACTCCGGGTTCAAACCATTGCTGGTTTATAAGTTTACCCATATGGTAGTATGAAGATGCAATCTGACGTTTCTTTAGAATACCTACATGTTTATAGTTTAACTCTGCTAGTAGTTCATAAAGAGCCATGTGATACTGTGCATCCCTGATTTTTGCAAAGTCAAACTTTTGTTGTTCCTTATCAAAGATTGGTAAGAAGTTTAGCCACATGTAGTACTCTCTTGCAAGAAACCATGTGTTAGTACTATCTTTTACAATAATACCTTTTCTACATTTTTGCTTTTGGTCATCCCAATAGTTTACAAAGTCCTTAGACTTAAAGGGGGCTGTGCAATATACTCCATCACTTCTAAACTTGTTGGACTCTGATATAAATATCTGATTAGTAGTGTCGTTGAAGCCGTACTTACCAGGTTCCTTGAAAACTCCAAATATGAAGTTGCTGAAGTCCTCTCTGGAGTCAAAGTTTGTGGTTGTCCATTGTCCGTTATCATAGGTTGGTATGTCTTGATAGATTTCACTCATAGTTATTGGTCATATGCCATTCCGATTCCACCTCTTACTTTACTAGATTGTTCATCCTGAAGATCTTTATAGACTCCTTTAAATGATGCTCTAATCTGATCAAAGTTTTTGGCTGCAGCTACTAATGAATTAATATTTCCATCTCTACCTGCAGTAATCTGGGTAGTTTCCATATATCTAGCTAATCTATCTAACATAGATGCCATACCTTTGTATGCTCTAGATGTAGGAGTCTCATACATTCTCTGGCAGAATAAGAGAGCTGTATGTATATCATCATCCTCTGTAGAGAATTCTGCTTCTATCTCTTTTAATATAATATGTTCTTTATCTACTTCTGGAGTATGAAAAAAAGGATTCATATCCGGGTTAGGACATGTCATATAGAAGAGATATAGATACACTTTAAGATAATCATCTGGATAGTTATCCATGACATCTTTAAGTGCTTTAAGTGTATAACAATGTTCTGTAGGAATTACTTTACCATTCTGAACATCAAATAGTCTTACAATCATTTCTTTTTAATTAAGTGTGGGAACTCTTTCATAAAGTTAATTATTGAAATGACTTCATCATATAAATAAGGTACCGGCATCTGAATAACTTCTTTAACAATAGGTTCACCATTTGCATCTAGTTTAGATATTGGATAACCATATTTATCTTCACCATCTACTTCAAATGTAATATGATGTATAAATATCTTTCCAGCTTGTAATTTAGGGTTGTGCTTTAATATAATATACATATAAACACTCAACTGTAAAGCATAGTGGTTAAAGTTGCAATCATCTAAATGCTGCACTGGATCAAGCATTTTCTCTGACATACCTTCCCAGTTCTTGAAAGATTCTGTTTTGATTTCCTTATTAGTTTTGTAGTCAATAATATTAACTCTACCATTGACTACTTCAACTAAATCTGATTGGCCACACAAGCCTGCTGACTTGAGATAGACCATATGTTCAGGATATATGCCTGGTTCTAATTTTTGTAGGGGTGCTATTTTTAAACCATTCTCTCCTTCATAGGGTTTAAATACTGGTACTGTTACCCCTTCTCTTTCTATAGAAGCAAATGAACATAAGTCAGATTCTCTTTGGTTATGATAGAATGTACCAAGTGTAGTAGCTCTGGTAGCTTCATTATCCCATATCTGCACAATAAGCTTGGGTTCTACACCATACCATTTT